CGCGAACTGTCAAAAACAGCTCACCCAAACGGCGGCGGCACAGCGGAATCATTCCTTGAGCTGCAGCAGGCCCGTGATCATGCAATTGAACTTTCAAAGCAATAACACTATGATGGTAAATATTGATGGTGTCTGGCATGACATACCGGATGCAGTAGCAAACCGGATGCAGGAATACTACGACACAATGAAAGCTGCAGTCGTAAAGCTTGATGCGCTAGAGCCGGCAGTTAAACATCTGCGCAGAATGCAGATACTATACTTCAAAGCACGTTTCGGATCTCCGGAGAAGGCATCACTACTTATCAGGTCAAAAGAAGCAGAAGCAGAAGTGGATAACATTCTGGCCGGTAACACGCAGAAGGAGCAAGCGAGACAAACTGAACTATTCAGATAACAATTAAAAATCAAACAGATGGCATTTACAAAATTCGATGCTTCAAACATGGAAGCAGTACGCCAGGGAGATTGCACGATAAGATTCGCCCGGTGTGGAAAAAACACAGTAAGTAAGGCGCTTGCTACAGCGCTCGATATAAAAGATGGTGACAAATTAAGCATCGTGCAGGACGATGAGACGGACTGGCATCTACTCTTAAGAGACACAGATGGTTTTACACTGCGTAAACCAAAGGATGCCGGTTGTCTTATATTTCAAAGCACTGCAATGGCAAAGACAATTCTAGATGCACTGGAGCACGAAGACGAGAGCATAGGATTCAGAGTTGTAACTACGCCACAGGAGATAGATGGCGACGAGTATTACCTCATTCTGACTTCAGGCCCAATAAAAGGAAGGTAAAAATCCCCGGGTGCGAACCGGGGAAGTAATTGAATCAATAACAGATATACTGGTACACGCACATTATGTGCCAATAAATCTGCCTTAATAAAATATTAACAGGTCAGATATGGCAAAGGAGACTTATTATTTCCCTCATGATTACTATGCCCGGAGTGATACAAAGATGGAAGAAATGCTTGATGATTATGGGAGCGTTGGGTACGGAGAATATTGGATGATAGCTGAGATATTACATGAGGAAGAAGAAAGCAGGATTGAGCTGACAGAACGATTTTACAGGGTACGGGCTAAGATGGCAAGAATGGCAATAGATACTTACAAAGTTTTCATAGATGATTGTTGTACGAAGTATGAATTAATGAAGCAGCAGGAAGGGTATTTAACTATAGCGCGGGTAGATCGGAATAAGGAAAAGCGGGTGAGTGTAAAGATCGGACGAAGTGAAGCAGGAAAGGCAGGAGCGGCTAAAAGATGGGGTAAAAATAGCAATAGCCATGAAAATGACGAAGAAAAAATGGCAATTGCTAATGGCAAAATGGCAAACGATAGCAAAGGAAAGGAAATAAGAGAAAAGGAAAATAATACTTCTTCTAAAGAAGAAGATATAAATATATCTGCCGATCTGATTGAAAAATACAAAAAGGAGCACTGGATATCGTGGCCTTCCAATAAGATCATCATCAAAAAAAAGATAGAGTTCACAGATCTGCTAAAGCCATACCTGGAGAAATATGGCGCTGATATCTGTAACAGCTTCTGGAAGTATTGGACAGAACCGAACAAAAGCAAATCCGGGCAGATCCGTTGGGAGGCTGAAAAGTTCTTTGACTTCCCTGCGAGACTTGGAACATTTAAGAAAAATCAAAATAACAATCAGTAATGTCCATAGATATCAAAAAAGACTTCGATAGGAACAGAAACCGCAAATCGGACATTAGCAACCTGGTGTTTGGTAAAATACCACCCCAGGCCCCTGATCTGGAGGAGGCTGTATTGGGAGCGGCCATGCTTGAAAAGGAAACTTTTACACAGGTGGTTGATGTAATAAACAGTGCAGACTGTTTTTACCTAGATGCTCACCAGAAGATATATGCGGCTATGCGCCGGGTGTATGACAAAGGAACACCGGTGGATTTGCTGACCATAACCGAAGAGCTAAGAAAGTCGAATGAGCTGGAAATAGTTGGAGGTGCCTACTACCTGACCCGGCTTACTATGAGCGTACTCAGCAGCGCACACGTAGAAGCCCATGCCCGCATCGTTATGGAAAAACACATGCAGCGGGAAGTTATACGGATATGTGGCGCAGCGCTGAGCGATGCTTATGAGGATAGCACGGACGTTCTGGATCTTCTCGATGCGGTAGAGGGACAGATAAAGTCCATCACTGCCGGCATCAGCGGATTTGAGGAAGTACACATAGGCGCGGCTTATGGTGAGGTGGTGGAGCGCTATAACATGCAGAAGAAATCGAAATCTGAACTTATCGGCATTGATACCGGCTTTACCGATCTAAACTCAATGACCGGGGGCTTTCGCTCCCCTGGTCTTGTGATCGTGGCTGCATACCCGTCCGAAGGTAAAACGGCCCTAATGCTGGAGCTAGCACGTAAGATCGAAAGGTTGAATAAAATCGGCCGATGTAAAATATACTCCCTGGAGACAGGTCACATATCCCTTACATCCAGAATGGCTGCAAGCGAAGTGCACATACCATTCGATGCCCTGCAGAAAGGGAATCTGAATGTGTATGAAGAGGAAGCATTGTATAAAGGCATGTCGAACTTCAATACAAAAAGGATATCGATAAGCACAAAGCTTTTCTTCATAGAGGACATCTGCAAATCGGCCCGGAAGCTAAAAAAGAAACATCCAGATCTCGGCGCTATTTTCCTGGACTTCATTCAGTTGGTGAAAGTCAGAAATGCCGGTAAGATGGATAAGAATGAGCTGGTAGGCTATGTGTCCAGAGAGCTAAAGCTGTTGTCTTCAGAGTTAGGCGTACCTGTCATCGCACTTTCCCAATTGAACCGGGACGGTAAAAAGAATCCAGGTAAACGGCCACAGCCGGAAAACCTTGCCCGCAGTTCAGAGCTGGAGCAGAATGCTGATGTAATCATTTTTATCTGGTATAAGGATTCTGGAGACGGAGGAGATCCGCAACCACATTTAATCGTGGCAAAAAACAAAGATGGAAAGACCGGAGATATGCGTGTTAAATCAGATTCGGACTTTCAGACCTGGGGTGACTACGATCCATTTAGCTCCGGTAAACTTCCTTCATTCGTTGATACCAATATCAGGAACGGCATTATCAATAAACAACCAACAAAAGATGACGATGTCCCATTTTGAGCCTATAACCGACCGGGAGTATCTGCTCAACCGGCTTATGATGCTCAGCAGCTACGCCACGACAAAGCTGGCCATGCGGCTGCTCGTTGCACATGAACTGCTGCTGCTTCATCCAGACTTCGAAGCCGAAGCAAACCAAATTATTGACAAACTAACATTTTCATAGTGCCCTGGACACAAGCCGATATCGATAAGTTGCTCGCTGCGGGTAAGATCCGTGGATACAAAGCCATTGGGAAGCCGACTGCGACAAAAGAAAAAGCTCCGCCATCTCCTATAGGTCTTCAATCAATAATTTCTGTACTTGATACTGCTAGTATTGATTATACCACCGAATTTCGGTTTGCTCCGCCTCGCAGGTTTAAATTTGATATAGCAATCGTGGAACAGAAAATTGCTGTTGAGTATGAAGGGCTTGTTGCCACTGGTAAAAAAGGGGGGCACCAAACGAAGGCCGGATATACATCTAACTGCGAAAAGTACAATCTGGCCGCACGATTGGGCTGGCGATTGCTACGGTATACTTGCCGGAACTATCAAGATTTTGAGCCGGACTTGCTTTCGATTTTGAAAAGAAGCGATTAGTGCAATTCTTACAGCTTGCAACTCTCTCCATCGAGTTCAACATCCCATATAGAAGCATTATCCTGAATGTCTATTCTACTTCTAACTATTCCGTAGGCATACTTTACTTCTGTAATTTTTACGCCAAAAACGTCTGTCAATTTTTTGAAACTTTTATCTCGTTTCAACATACTTCTCTCTTTGCCTATAGATGTGATAAAAAGATTGTTTGTCTTCTTATTGTATCGACTAATCATGTTTAGTGTGGGTAAACCTCCTTTTTTATTCCAAGGAGTTAATTTTGCTATTGGAGAATCGGTTAATAGTTCCACCCAGATTCTATCGTGATAACCATTTTCGGAGCCATGGTGAGGAATTTTGAATAAACTAGCTCGACCGTCTTTTACAACTGTTGAATGATCTAAAATGTTTAACCAACCGGTTTCCGAATTATCTGAAACTTCTAGATCAGCCCCCAAAATTGCTACATGTATTCCTAATTTAAGAAATAGGACTACAGATTTATCGTTTGGTGTCTGTTTTATATATTTTATACCGGGAGCGCCATAATTGTCTATAAGCTGAGCAATTTCTTGATCAAAATTGTTCATGGTTGTGGGAGAAGGGGATAAAGTATAAATATATACCCCCAAATCCTGTATTGCTGCAATCCTTTGATCAGCATTAACTTGTTTAACTTGAATTTTGTTCGCTATAGCAATGTCAACGCAACGCTTAAATTCTTTGGTCGAGGACAACGTTTTCTCTTGACTAACTTTTTGATAGTCTAAGCCGACCCACATCATAAACTTCATTCGGTCAGTTGCGCGAGCAAAGTGGAATTCTGCACTTGTACACTTCTCTAATAACTGTGATAGTCCTCGGATATGATCGTCATGCCAGTGCGTACACAAGATAAATTTTACATCCTTTTCTAAATTGACACCAATTTTTTCAAGGTAAGCTAATGGCAGGCAGATATTTGTAGACGGGTCTATACATGAATCAATAATTGCCCAATTATTCATACCGTAATGAATTACACAACTCTCACCATATCCTCCTCCTGTGCCAATAAGTGTTACTTCAGCAATATGGTCTAATGGTAAATCATAATCCATTTTTAATCCCAATTTAAGTTGTCATTGGCATTCTTAGCCCAATCAAGAGCTTTGTCTATTTGCTCCTGAGTAAATGATGGAAGCCTTTTGAGTCTAATGAAAGACTCCTTTCTCTTTGTGCCATTTCTGAAGCTATAGCCAATGCTCCAATAAAAGACACTCCCCACTTCGACCATCTTGGCATCCTCATTGTCTAAATCTTGGATATTAAACTCTACTTCTTCTTTGATTGTCGAATTGTTCTTAATGTCTCTCAGATTAGCCTTCACTGTTCCTTTATTAATACAAGTGACATATCCAATCCATGAATAAGAAGCTGTAGAATAATTCCGGTCGTCATAATAACCCTTCTTTCCTATGCTGTTAATTTTAAAAGGATTCTTGGGTATGTCAATCTCAGCGAAATCTGAAAATTTACCTCGAATATCTTTAAGACGATGTCCAACTTCATAATCCAGTATATTGTTTACCGCTTTATGTGTTAGGTAGTCATTAGATGTTTCAGAAGTATACTCAAGTAGAAGAGGACTAACACCTGACTCTAAATTTGTCATATTCATTTTTAAAATTTTAAGTCTACGGACATTTTATTTACTACTTCTGCAGCTCTCGCAAATGAGGGTTCCCAACATTCTACTATATTATCAATTAGCGTCAGGCCATCTCCATTCTCTCCAAATGCAATATGATCATTGACTGAAACCGCAACCCCTTTCTTTATTTCTAAAATATTAGACGGTTCAATTTTTATCATGAAGTGACCTTCTCTACCATCTCGTCTTTTATTTTCAATGAAGTTCAGGTTGATTAGTCTTGGTTCACTCATTACTTCTTGCCAGGTTTCTAAAGGAGCATAGCGATTTCCAAATTCAAAATATTTTTCAGGATTGGTAATCAAGAAATGCATAATATGGTTTATCCCGATTCCTGTAATTGGTGTTTCAGGTAAACACTTAAATATACCTAAAATTAAATCCTGTAACGTTGGAAAAAAACCCTCTTGCGAACTTCTAAATTCAAATCGTTCGCTACTAACTTCAAGAAACAACCAATCACCAATTGATATTCTTGTAAGCTGTGGATGTACAATCTCAACATTAGCGTTCTTTGCTTCTGACTCTTGAATCAGTTTTTTACCTGATAACCAGTAAGGTTGAATTATTGCCGGATTGAATTTACCGAGAACGACGACTCCTAATGTTCTTACCTGTTGATTTGATTGTAGCATCGGTTGAGTTAAAAAGTTGTGCTAAAGTACAGCAATTGACCATTTAAACAATGATTTTAAATTAAAATAACAATAATTTATAGCCCTATTTGATGGTCAATCGCAGCGGCATTGATGTAAAGGATTAATGCTGTCACGGGTATAAATGAACCGTATATTTAAATATATGTCGTTTCGTTTACTTTTAGCTCACCGGCTGTACGAAATATTCATTTAGTAATTTCAGCCGGATCTACTCCCTCCATCTTTGAAACTAACATCGCATAATCAACAAGAATAGCGCGTAATACATAATTACTACCTACTCTAGATTGTTCTATTTGAGATTCCTTTGCTATTTCAAGTTCTCGATCATGAATTATTTTTCGGTAAGGTATAAAACAAAACAAATACCTAGTTAGGGGTATTTAACGTAAAAGATGATTTTGAATGATCTTTTTGATAGCCCATGGGGAAACAGTAAGTAATAAAATACTTCTACAGTTTAAGATATAAATTAGTTTTGTAGTTATCTTTCAAAGAAAAGAAGCGAGGTTTTTTCAATCTGTCTAAAACAACATCAATGGCTGAATCATTAAAATTAATCAAGTCAAACCTCAACAAAGCAGTAGCATTATTTCCCTTCCCTATTACACAAGACTCTACAGCTGCTGCTAGGTATACTATTAGCGATTTAGCCAAATTTAGGGAATTTGTTGGCCTGTTAGCTGGATTGAATATTTTCCAAGAACAGGTGTTATTTTTAAGTAACTCTATAATATTTGCAACTGCAGGTAATTCAATAAATGTGCAAGCGAACGAAGCACTTGTAATACGTGACGTTTTAGACACGCTCAAAGTGCTCATTGCAAATTTCATGATATTATTAGATGAAGTCGTGCCGGATGAGCAAGTGGCGTCAATTGATATCAAATTGCCTAATTCAATCAACGATTTCAACAAACTTTCAAAAATCGCGCATCAAATTGATTTGGCAATTAGTCAACCTCTAGCACATAGCGATGTCGATTCGATTACAAACATTGAAAGTGTTGAAAATGGATCTATAATTTTAAATGTGGATTTTTCAGCGCAAAGTGCATTGGAAGCTGTCGGATTTATCGGCGCATTTATACGTTTTGCAATTTATATCAGAAAATCTTCGCTTGAAAATGACTTATTGGTAGAAAAAATACGAGAAAAGAAAATCAAGAACTCAAAGATCGATATATCCGAGCTTGAAAAAACCAATAAGGAAGAAGAGAAGGAAAGGATTGAAGAGGTAGTAAACGAAATATTTGATAAGTATTATACACGAGTTCCGGAGAACGGAAAATTAGACGAACTTGGGAGAATTACTAATTCGCTTGATACCTTAATTGAGTTGTTTTCAAAAGGTGTCGTAATTACACCATCCATTAACGCAACTTCCCAGATTACTAAAGAGTTCCCTACAGTATCGGAGATTCAACTGTTAGAAAATAAGACGAAGGAAATTGAAGGGCCTCAGCCTCCAGAGCATCCCGTTGTATAAATTAAATTGCCAAATCGATATCGTAAGAAGTCTTACTTTTGTATATCAATTTGATATATGCCGGACTTCAATTATTTACGTATACGACCATTCGATCTGCTGCAGGTGACTAATGACCAGGGTAGCGATACAACACTAGCTGACGCGATTGCAGCCATTCAGGAGAACCAGGGGGTTTCCTACGATTGCCCTAACTGTAAAGTGAACGGCGTGCCGACCGGCCTTGTCACCATTCCTCCCGGGATAGAGACTGTCTGCCCGGTATGCAACGGCTACCTGAAGACCAATGCGCCTTATGTTCCATACATGCCAAATCCGCTGCAGCCCGGCAGCTATGTTCCTTTGATCATCGGCGGCGGTAATACGTTGGCAGCAAAGGCAACGCTCCAGCTCACAGCGTCCGTCCCAGGCGGCCAATGGAGATCCTCTGCCTCGAATATCGCATCCGTTGTGTCCGGGAGCGGCCTGGTTACCGGCGAGATCGCTGGAGAGGCGACGATCACTTATACCTTCGCCGGTGTAAATGCTACTTTGCTGATCACCGTCACCGCACAATAATTATTTTTAGAAAACGATATAAAATATATCAAAACGATATAATTTTGCTACTTTCGTATTTCTAAAAAAACCATTGTACAATGAAAAAAATCTCAATTGTTTTCGCCGCGTTCATATTCAGCGGTGTGTTCGCAGATGCGGACGGTGCAGCTAACTCCTACGCGCCAAGTAGTGGTACCACTTTTACCGAGACGGAAAATGAAAAAGGTAAGACCTTAGCGTTTACCGATGCTTGCGGCAACAGCCAGACTGCATCCGTAGGTGATGGCATCCGCGCAGTAAGTAACCCGCAGGGCGTGTTCATCGGGTATGAACTCGTTCCGGCAGCAAAAGTACAGAGCGAAGGCTGGCAGGATGTTACCGCAACTGACGGTACACCGGTAGCCGTATTGACCGCTCCTGAAGCATCTTCTGAGACTGCACAGGCAGCACAGTAGTAGTAAGCATGATCCTTAGTGAAAATTGAAAAATGCCATCCATACGGGTGGCATTTTTGTTTATATCAGAATGATATGTACTTTTGAATTACCGCGAGAGCGATCACCAACAGGCAGGTAGGTACAGTAAACATGTATCTCTGCTGCCTTTTCCCGAATGGGAAACCTACGGAAGGGCCGACAAAAAGAGCTTCCTATTGAGCGAAGCGAGGCAAGCGGGAGCAGAGCGGACGGCTTCACCCAACAATCAACGCCACATGTGCCACCAATGCGATAAATACATCCTCACCGATCTCGACATCAAAGATTCTGACTTACCGTATCTTCCCTACAAGCTTGTAAAATGGACCTGCTGCATGCCTGGTTGTAAATGCGGCACTTCAATAAGAGATTACGGGCTGGGCGATTATTACTACTGGCCGGTGAAAGTTCGCCGAATGAAAAATGGATGGCGCGGCGGATGGATGGAATGTTCACACTGGTACCTGTGCTCGCGGCATTACAAATTATTCCAGGATAGGCAGCTCGCACTTCCTTACCTCAATTACAAACTAGCTAAGTCAAAATTCACATCTGTAGCCGTAAAAAAATAAGCGATCATCAGACTATTATTTTAAATATCAATATGATATAAAGAATATCATTTCGATTTGCTAATTTTGATTGCAAATTGATTCAGTTTAATTCAGTCCAATGAACGCACAACAGATTTTTACCTCACGAGTATTAAAGAGTATAGATATTCCATGGCAGGAATTAAGATTCATTCAGCCCGAAAACTTTAAGGAGTTGGCAGATGCTGACCGGCAAAAGCTCAAAAACTCACTTATCAGTAACCAGTTCATACAACCTTTCTACGTATGGCTGGATCCTACTGGAGTATTCTATTGCTTAGACGGCAAGCATCGTTATGATGTGCTCAGAGAACTTGCGGCTGAGGGAGCAACCGTCCCTGACCTGCTGCCAGCCATCTCCATCTACTGCAAGGATAAACAGGAAGCATCAAAGCTTGTTCTGATATTTAGTTCGGCTTATGCGAAGATCACGCAACAAGGGATTCAAGACTTCGCTTCGATATACGAGCTGAATCTACCCGAAATTATGCACGAGATATCACTTCCTGATATAAAGATCGAAGATCTCATGCCGTTACCGTCCGATCTGGACGGGGAACCGAAAGAGAAGCCTGCGACTATGAAAATCACTTTCGACAGTTACGTCCAACTGGAAAAGGCGATCCCGGTTATAGAACAACTATTAAAGACGAATTATTCAGGAGCCTTCTTTTCGGTATCCTATGGTGAAATATGAGATTGACATTAGCAACATATAAAGCCGTTAAATATTCCTGCCTGCATTTTCATTATGCAAAGGCAATACCTATGGCCCTATGTTCATTCAATATCTACAATGATCGAGAGGAGTGGTGCGGGTGCATTGTTTACTCCCCAGGTGCAAATCAGAATCAAGGAAAGAAATTTGGGTTAAAGCAAGGACAAGTATGTGAACTTGTCCGCATGGCATTAAACGGAAAGCAGGAAAGTACATCTCGGGCACTAGCGCTATCGATAAAGCTGTTAAGAAAATATAATCCATTGCTGAAACTTATTGTGTCTTATGCTGACTGTGATCAAGAGCACATCGGTACAATCTATCAGGCAACCAATTGGATCTATGAGGGCTTAATGGAGCAAAATGGTGGAACACCGAAGTTTCGAATTTATGGGAAGGTAACTCACGGTCGCACTATAGCTCAGCGGGGTTGGAAGCAGAGTTTAGAATGGATAAAACAGCATAAAGATCCAAATGCAGAACTTGTTTTTACAAAAGGTAAGCACAAATATCTCTTCCCACTAACTAACGATATAAAATTGATTTGCAAGTCATTAGCGAATCCTTATCCTAAACATGCGGCAATAGCTCAATTGGCAGAGTGCCAACCTTTCCAGGTTGGAGATGGCGTTCAAATCGACCTTGCCGCTCAAAATTCCTAAATTTATCGTCCTAAAATCGGCGCGATGGATACAAATGATAAAATTAAACTTATGGCAGAGATAAAGAGTAATATAATCGACTACCTGACCGATGAGCAAAAGATCAATAGCGATGCGCTAAAAGCATACGACAATGATAACCCGATCCAGGAACAGGACCCCGAGATCAGGAAGATGCGTGAGATAGAAGCCATAAAGCTGCGCGATCGCATACATCAATTGAGTAGCCATATAGCAGTAATTAAAAGGATGATACCTACCGGTAACTAATGGCCAATATCAAGAACTGTGCACGCCCGGACAAAGCGGAGTTTGAACGCCGCATGTTAGCTATTCAGGGATGGATGGTTGAGGGTGTGCCGTCTGCATTGATCGTCCAGCAGATCCTGGCGAAGGAATGGGCTAAATCTGAGCGGCATGCGTTCATACTCGTCCAGAAAGGTCGTGCACGCTGGGTGAAATACGAAGATGATAACCTAGACGAAAAGCGGAAGATGAAAGTCCAGGAGCTGAAGAATCGCATCCGTGGTTTGAACAATATATTTAAGGGTACACCGCAGGGCCTGCGTACTATCCTGATGTATGAAAAGGAGATAATCAAGCTGGAGGGAATAGCATTTAATCCCATGAAGCTTTTACCTACGGCGCCACCTTCACATGAGGATATACCACCGGCGAATATTAACGACCTGCAGCCAAGTTCTGATATCGACTACTCACAGCTATCTGATGAGGTACTCCAGGCATTGTACAACGCTAAAAAGCCAGAACAGCTATGAAACCATTACAAGGTGTGAATTCAAATAAGGTAGCCGGGGAGCTCTGTCGCAGACGCTTCTTTTTTTTTGTAAAGGAGTTCTGGGAAGTGTTGATCCCGGAGCAACCTGTCTGGAACTGGCACATTGAATACCTCTGCAACCTCGGTGAGCATGTCGTAAGACGTATATCCAAGCGCCTGCCGAAGGAAAATGATATTATCATCAACATCCCGCCCGGATCTACCAAGTCAACCATTTGGACAGTGATGCTTCCTGCCTGGGCGTGGACCATAGATCCTACCATCCGTGTACTTACAACCAGCTATTCGTATGATCTTGCCGTCGAACACGCCTTAAAGTCGCGGGATATCATCCGCTCGGACAAGTTCAGAGCTTTGTTCCCATACGTACAGCTGAAGAAGGATAAGGACCGCGGATACAACTACGAGAACAGCATGCAGGGCCAGCGCCTTGCCGCAGGTCTGAGCGGTACCATCACCGGTATACATGCACACCTCATAATAAACGATGATCCTATCAATCCAAAGCAGGCCGCCAGTGAGGTGGAGTGCCGCAATACGAATGCACTCCTTGACAGCACGCTATCCACACGTAAGATCGATAAGGAGCTGACAGTAACAGCCACTATCATGCAACGCCTGTCTGAAAATGATTGTACAGCTCACCTCCTCTCAAAAAAAGAAAAGCGCATACAGCATATATGTCTGCCTGCTGAAGCACGGGATGGTGTTAAGCCAGCAATACTGGAAGAAAAGTATGTCCGCGGCCTGCTGGATCCTATTCGATTGAATGAGGAGGTGCTCAGGGAGGCATTGATTGATCTGGGTGCAGCGGGATATGCCGGGCAATACGGACAGCGACCGGCGCCTGCCCGCGGTTTGATCTGGCAAAAATGGTTTATCGAAGTGCCCGATGATAAGTTCCCGGATAAGAAGTTCATGGCTCAATATGGTACCGACTGGGATACGGCTTATACCAAGGATGATGACAATGCGGCCAGCGCCTATGTAACTGCCGGCAAGATCGGACACAAGATCTATATTGATGATTTTGGTTGGGAGTGGCTAGAGTTTCCTCAACTGATCAAGTACATGAAGACGAAGCCATCTCCGCACTATATCGAAGCCAAGGCCTCAGGGAAGTCATCAAAACAAACGCTTGTCCAAAACGGAGTTATCGCTATCGAGGTGGCTGTTGCCGGTGGTGACAAGATAGCCAGGGCGAATATGGCAACACCTATAGCAGAGGCCGGAATGGTATATATCCGCCAGTCAATGGCAGAACGGCTATATACTGATTCAAAGCAGGGCATTCTGAATTTCCCGCGCGGTAAGTTCAAGGATCTGGCAGACGTGCTCGCTCAGTCACTACAGCGCCTGTCTAAGAAATCCAGCGTGAGCATTACTGCTGGTGATGAGGATGACGATTATTAATTTGGTTACGATTATATCAATTTGATATGTTTATTATCTATTTGATATATTTTTACAGAAAAATCATTATCATGGCAAAAGAAACATCAAAGAATAACATTCAACAGGCGATTGATATTCTTATTGCTGCACGCGATGCAGCCAATGATCTGCTCACTGATGGGTTGCAGATAAGGTCCAATCACACGTTAACACAGCTGATCAATGGCCTGTCTCATGCCAACGGTATCAACTCTGGAGGATCTACAACTGCACCGGATTTCGCTCCTATAACACACATATTCGGTGCAAAGCTCGAAGTTGAGTCAAAGCAGCCGGTAGCGAATGCAGTACCGACCAGCGAAGAGCTGTCTGATCTTCAGGAACAGGTAAAGGAAGCAATACCTGACTTCATTATCTCAGACGCCAAGGCTTTGAAAGGCAACTATTCAGACCTGATTGTTCGTGGTGTGGCCCGCGCAGCAGGCATGGACGTAACTCCGACTACGCCTGCGAAGATCAGCCTGGACTTCATCCGTCAGGTTAAAGCTGCTGTGATAGAAAAAGACAAGCAGATTAAAGAATCAAAGGCCGCTGACGAAGCAGCAGGCAAGCTTAACGAATTGGTTGAGCGCGAGGTTACAGAAGAAGACCTCTTGAAAATACCCTACCTGGCTGCAAATGGTATCAAGGTTGGGGATAAGGTAAAACTTCCTGCAAAGGCTGAAACAAAGTAAACCATGACCATAAAATATAATGGCGCCGACTATTCATTTCCTTCTACGCTGGCTGAGATAACACTCGGCCGGCGTATCGGGTTTTATAACGAGCACGGAAAAGTTATCGATGAGCTTGCATCTAAAGTGGATAAAGCTGCTGATGCATTCGATAAGGAAGCCGAAACCAATGCGTGGCACCTGGAGCTGGCCTTGCGTACGTTTTCTTTCTATACCGGTATTCCCTTGGATAACGTTCGCGCTGATATTGACATTGCAGATCTGCTTTTCGTTTACAACACGGTAATGGTACAGCTTATCGACCAGGAGAAATGCACCGAACTGCAGGAAGGTTATGAATGGAATGGACAAACGTGGCATATCCCTTCACCGGAATTGCTGCCATCCAGCAAAATGGTATTCAATGAGTTCATCCACGCTAAGGAGATCGTTCGCCAGCTGCAGGCCATTGGCAAGCACAAATGGGATATACTTCCGTATCTGTGTGCGATCTATCTGCGCAAAGAAAATGAATCATTCCAAGAAGAGTTTCTAGTAGCAGGTAACGAACGATATAAGCTCATGCTGGAGCTGCCGTTAAATATCGCCATTGCGGTAGGTTTTTTTTTGAGCAGCACTCTCAATATCTACACGACAACTTCAGCATATTCAAAAAAGGAAGATCAAAAGGCATCAGCACGGCCGGCCACTTCGACCGCTGGGGATGGCAAACCTTCCTGACATTCATAGCCGAAGCCCCGGCATTTGTCCGGCACAACGGAAAGAACGGAATAGAGAATGCCAAGGAAGCCGGGCTATATGATGTGCTGCAATACTCCAGCGAAAAGAAAGACTTTGACGATTTAATCAATTCATATTACGAATCTAAAAACAAATAGCACAAATGAAAAAGAACTTATCAGAAAGTCAGCAAGCCAAGCTTAAGGAGATTACAAAAGTAATGAGCGACGAGATCATGGCGCTCCTCAACAAAGAGATATTTCCTTCTGACCAGGTACCGGCAGGATTCGAGCGATGGTTAAAGCTCTCCCTGCCGCATGAAACTGCAAAGGAGATGAAAACCTCTTACGATGATTACAAGAAATTTATATCTGCGCTGGACAGCAAGAGCATCGAGCAGTTTACGATCTGGGAGATGGGCTTCGCTATCAATTGCGTAGAATCTAAGAGCATGGTCCAGTTGAACTGTCATACCAGATCGGAATACTTAGGTATCCAGGATGCGATCGTTGAAATGGGTAAGCTGTGGACCACTCATAGAGAAACGCTCGTTAAGCCGATCTCGGATAAATACAACGAGCTGGCCAAGCGCGTGAAAGACGGCAAAACAATCCTCTTACCTAAAAGCATCATTTCATAATGGCAAACGAACTGGGCGTATACCAACTGATAAAGAACATCCTTGCTGATTCAATGGTGATCGGCGGCCGGTTCGTCGTGCTGAAAGAGGATGGCACAGATGTTAACTCCACAAACTTCGGACAGATCGTTACAGATGCTCTGTCCGGGTTTGTTGAAGTAAAAAAGTATCCGGCTGTTGTTATGTTGCCGCCTTACGAGTCTGAAGAAGACAACGATAAGGACTGGAGCACCTGGAAAATAGATATGTTCTTCCTCTGTCTGAATAAGCGTACCGGTGACGGAGACATCAAGCAGCCTGACACACAGACGAACACCTCGACACATACTTACCAGATGGACTGGAAGGATATGCGTGAGTGTGCCGGTAACTTCCGGAAGATGCTGCGGAATATAATCCGTGTGCCACCGTTCCCAAACACCCTACGTGAAAAGCGCGGAGCCTTGACACATTATAGCCGCGTTACCATGAAAAGCAATGATGCCGCCAATGGTATACGCATGACGTTTGAGCTTCAGCTGTATGATAACTATTGCACGCTGGCCGACTATTCCGATAACGGTGCAAGCATTGTAATACCAGACAATTTTGCCCCTCACCCCCTACACAAGCAATAATGAGTAACTACAGGACCATAGGACAAAAGATACCGGACGACATAAGAAGTCTCCGGCTGATGATACCGGCCGATCCAATAAAGCAGGCAGTTGCGCTCCCCGGGAACAAGGATATGCAGCTGCTTTTTGCAATATGGGTTGAATTCATTCAGCCTGGTGTTGAGCAGGATATAGATTGTCCCAAATGTGTAGCCCGGATCCTTTCCAACTTCAGAGAGATGAAGGACGAATTGATCACGCTCGAAAAGGAATATCAACTTTTAAATTCATTGGGATGAACGCAGATAGTGCAGCACAGGCAGAAAAGGAGATTCTCCAGAAAGCGGGACAGCAATTGAGCGGAGGCTTAATTGATGAGTTCGTTAAACAAGGCCATCACCTTACCGGTGGCTGGGAGAAATCTCTTCACAGCACAGTGCTTGGCACTACTAACGCTGTCAACCTCATTGGAACTGCAGCATCGTACGGCAACATTTTGAATGACGGTGTAAATCCAAGCCGCATACCGTACGGAGGTGAATCTACTGGCGGGAAGACCTCAAAGTACATCGAGGGCCTGAAAGCTTTCTGGATGCTAAAGGGGCTATCCGAAAAGGAAGCAACAAGCGCAGCCTTTGCCACAGCGAAGCATCAAAAGGCAGAGGGTATGCCTACTGTAGGCAGCTACCGGTTTACCCAAACAGGCCAGCGCCTGAGGTTTATTAAGATAGTTGATGACAAGCTCATCCCTGAAGTAAATAAGACGATTCTAGGCGGCATCAACCAAATTATTGATGCTTTATTTAATGAAATAAAATCTGAAACTGTATAAAATGGCTATAGGATTAGTACTCGATGGAGGTGCATTTGTACTGCAAGCAGCTTATACTCCATATGTTCTTACGATCATTGATGACGGTAGCACAGGTGTGCCGCCTGTTATATACTGTGACGTGTATTTCGATGGGACATATTACAAAACAGTTACAACGCAGTCGATTGTTGTCACAGTTGGTGGCGATACGTTCTGGCAAGTAGATATTTCGGGACTTGCCCAGGAGTATTTGAAGACGAAGATCATCGATATCACTACTGGCAGCCTTCCGGCAGTATATCTTCCACCCGGCACAATAGGGAGCGGAACGGCTACTTTGTATGGACAATGTCAATGTTATTGCCGCGTCCGCAACTCCACTATTGATTCTTATGGAGTGGTAACCCCAGGTGGCACACCTCCAGTCCAGGCAACTGTAGATTCTCCGGCAGTAGCAGGCGACGGCTACCAATCCAATACATTTTATTTTGTAAACGCAGCCTTGCAGATAACCGATCCGACCAGTATGGAGGCGGATGTTGAATCATACCGCGTTAAGATATTTCCTGGGACTGTCGTAAATGTAAGCAACAAAGTATACCCATTGTCGTATGCAAGTAAGTTGCGGGTGTACAAAAATGACTGGGGGATGTTTCCGATAATAAGCCTGAACAAAGCGTTTATTACCACGAGCGGAATGGCTACTTCAATTATTGGCAATCTTCGTTTGGCGATGTATGATAATAGCTCTTCCCTCATATATGCAGTTGAATCATCTCCGATTACTGTCTATTCTGATTCTATATACCTTTTGCCATACGGCGTCCCTAATTTGATAGCCATATTCCCGTTAATGGCCCCTTTTATTGATGCGTGCACGGTGTATTATGTATCGTTTATCAATGTGACTAATTCTCCAGGCGCCGCTACCGTAGTTTCAACCCCGCCAATCTATATCGAAAAGGATATCGACGGCGTTATCCCTGGCGTTACATCCTTGCTGCAGGGAGCGATAGTCCCGATTACCCCTCCATTGCATACACGTCTTTGGTTTCAGAACTATCTCGGTCAATTTGATGCATGGAATTTCATTGAACGCATCGAGAGTCACAAAGTAACATCTACGCCAACCGAAAAAGGTGTTAATGTGGCGCCTACGGGCTTCAATAGGTCATTGATCGGCATGAGCCGCAATAATATAAGGGGTAATGACGAATCTACCGTTACTGGCCTGTTTAACGAGAGTGACCTTCCGTTTATAAAGCAACTGTTGGACAGCGCAAAAGGATTTATTGAATTTACCAGCCCGGATGGCAGTAGTCCTGCTGCTTTGATGTTACCTATTGTGATCACCGATGCAAGCTATGATACGCAATCATGGGATGACCGCTATGAATATCGGATATCAGTTAAGTATGTATTGTCTAACGAGTACAAAGTAGTCAGAAACTAATGCCATATACACACGACCTCCAGATAAATATAGACGGCCAATCCTTAGAGATTGGCCAGCTTGCTGATGCAGGTATCAGGCTTTCTTACGGATTGGAAGATCCCGAGAACTTCGAACAGAAACAGGGTTCGACCGCTCTTGACCTTGACGTGCCCGCCACTCCGAACAACAGCAAAATATTCAACACTTTCGAGCATCCGAACGTTGAAGACATGACGGGAGACGATTATTATAAGAATCCTCGTCCGTGCGAGATCATTGTCAACGGAATAACCATTTTAAAAGGTAAGAGCTTACTGGAGAGTGCCACTCATAGCCGGTTGCCTGGAAAGTATACGTTCAATTGCTACGGGAATACCGGCGACTGGGTTATCGATATGAAGGATCTTACATTATGGGATTGCCTGAGCACGGTGCCGCATGATTTCACTGTCGCAAACGTTGAGGCCAGCTGGACCAATTTCGACAGCGATGAGGATCACGACTATGTATACGCACCAGTTCGTTACCGGCAGCCGTTTGGAATTAACGACGACAGTATCAATATTTATGCGCTGCGCCCTTCCATTTCCATTTACTGGCTTATCATCAGGGCTTTTCGGATGTTTGGTTACACTATCAACAGCCAGTTCCTGAATACAGCCAATTACTTCCGGCGCATGGTTATGCCATGGGTGTGGGGTGATTTCTTTGATATCAATTCGCAGCTGACAGATGGGATATCGTTTAAGGCGGTAGGAGCATACCCGGTAGACGCCACAACCGGAAATAACGTTCCCGGTGCTGGTGCGCTTACTGAAGATGCGTTTATTGGATATGGTATTTGGATGGCCCTGCAGCCGGTCGCAACGACAGGCTCGCTAGGTGGTGGAACCTTATCGGCATCTACACCGCAGGCCGATACGAGCTTTCTGCATTGGGATTCATCACAGATCGGAAGCGGTGACCATTATATCATGAGTACAGCTGGTAGAACAATGCCCTGGACAGATGGCAGCACGTTCAATAGCATACACAATATGCAAACCAACTTTCGCATAAACTACACACAGCCACCGCTAGGCTATGATAACTTCACGCTGTATAGTTTCGATGAGAGTACTGGCACAATGAAATGGACCTATGCTCCTCCGGCAGGCCTTTCTCCTTTGATAGGGAATGGCATAACGGCCAATTTCGCACTTAATTTCTTTGCTTTTCTCTCGGCTGCTTCTGGCAGCCATTGTGATTTATTCCTGGAGATAAAACACTTCGATTCTGGCAGCTCACTATTAGGCACAACGACAACACAGATAATTGACGCCACAGGTGCCGGGCAGAGCGGCGCAAACGGATGTTTTGGCGGAGGCGGCATACCAGGTGACCTGAATATCCCGCTTTCAAATGCGTGGCTTTATAATTTCTCCGTGCCTGGGATAAACATTGGCGATTTCTTGGAGATGCGCTTAAAGTGGAACGCATCAGGTACTGCGCAGAGCATATCGATCGCCTCATCATTCTATTTTAATGCAAATCCTACGGTCACCGGCGCCAACCCATGGCAGTATAATCCAATCACTGAGCAATGGGCCAATGTGGATGCAAATATTGCGGATCCGGTATGGCAGTATATGCAGTCGTCACTTACCATGACTGGACTTCAGGTTACGGTGGGTGGAACAGTTAATTTTCAGTGGTATGATAAATTTAGGAGTTACAAGTTCCTGGATCTCTTTCGCGGCCTGATAGATACCTATAATCTTGCTCCTCAGACAAACCCCATAGACAGAATCGTCACAATAGAGCCGACGCACGATTATGTATTACCTGATGGCACACAGATGCCGGGTTATTTCGTTCCACAGCGTCTCGATTGGACCGATAAGCAGGATTTCAGTAAAGAGAATGTAATGCAGCTTTATGATGATCCGGAAAGACAGTTTGATTTTCAGTTTCAACTGGACGGCAGTGATGGTGGTCAGAATATCTACGCGGCACGATATAAAGCCATTTATCTGAATAATGTTCAGAGTACAAATTTCAACAATATTAATAATACCAATAATGATAGCGGAATCAGTGCCGGCATTCCAGGAGCATCTCGGTACATGTTGCCGACCAGGTTCCAGAAAGGAAGCCGTCAGATGGTGAATAGATTTTTTTCCGCGTGTATGCACTATAAGCACACGAAATGGGCGAATATAATACAGCTGCATGCCGGAGGAAGTCCACCTCCGCCATTGGCGCCACAGTTGATCTGTATCATCCCGGAGAATGTTAGTGATAGCTCAGCTGATTCTATTACCCANACCTTCACACCTAAGATCGCATACTATTCCGGGCAGCAGGCGCGGGGCGGCGTGGGTGGTTGGCGCTGGCAAGGTGATCCATCAGGAAGAGGAACTGATGCAAATGGGGTAGGGATACCGACCTATAATGACGCGTCTGATATTATCAGCGGCCAACCTTTAAGCGGAACGTCGTCAGTTGTTTTTGAATTGCCGTACATGTTCGCTGTTGATTATTCGGGATGGGTGGCATCAGTACCTGGACAACTTGCCCCAGCGCTCACTTACTGTGATCAGAATGTAAATGGTGCAATCGTGAAAGGGTTGATGAGCACTTATTTCCTGAAGCGCATGGCAACTATGCGTAACGGTAAGATGTATAAGCCTTGGATGTGCCTAAATCTGGGAGATGTAAGCAACTGGGAGCATCGCAACACAATTATTATCAATGGCGGCTTATACAACCTGATAGCAATCGACGGATATGATCCTTTATCGGACAGCAGCTGCCAATGTACACTTTGGAAGGTGACCAATCCAGAACAGGTGGATCTGGACAACTGCTTCCCTTCAAAATCAAGTATTCTGACTGCGCCTGTTTTGCTTGCGCAGTTTGATTTGAAATATGCGCCGCTTTTACTTTTTATGACAGATATACCAGAAATAAATTAATAATCATGGGAAACACTATAGAGCAGATCTACAATATAAAGTCCGTTGGTGGCCAGGAGACATACCGCACATTTGACGGACTGAACAAGATCCTTATTGAAATGAAAGCGAACAAGCAAGCTCTCGGCACGTTTGACTTTCAGATTGATCCTGCTAAAATAGTTGGTGTCAGCAAGGGATTCACCGACCTCATCAATAGCAACAAAGATCTCATGGTTGAGATGAAAGCCCTTACTGCAGAGATGAGCAAGTTCGGCCAGATCGGATCGCAGATGGCAAATTCCATCGCAGCAGCCATGGCCAAGGTGAATATGGCTACTATCCCAAATATTCAAGGATTCGCCCAGTTTCAAAAAACACTAAACCCGGCCACGGTCAAAAATTACGAGCAGTCCTTGATGAACTTGGGAAGCAGGCTTACAGAACTGAATGAACTTTCTACCAATACGAAGCAGTCGCTGAAAATCCTAGGCGATGAATACCGGGAGAACGCTATCAGTGAAGAGGAGTATGTTGAAGAAAGTGAAAAGCTTACAACAGAACTCACGATTCTTAAAACACAGATCACGGATGTAAGTGCAGCAATGGCCACGTTGAATAAAGTATACAATCCGGGATTACTGGAAGAGGAGAATGCCGAATTGGCCTCTAATAAGGTTCTTCTGCAACAGCGTACCCAAATGCTAAAGTTGCAAACAGTTGCAGAGATGGCGGCAGAAGGGAGCATAAATGAAGCGCGCGCACAAGCCGCACTATATCGTAAAGAATTGAATGATCTTAACCTAACCACCGATGAAGGAATTGCCCGCCAAAAGGAGTTATTAGTCACAATAGAGGAGCTGGATAGCTTTATCAAGAATAACGCCGACATGTATACGCGGCAAAAGATCAATATTGGTAATTATCCTACCGTTGGAGCTGAGTTGTCCGCAGTACGAGCGGAAATGGCAAAGTTGGCATCTGCCGGACAGGCCGAGGGTACTGAATTTGCAGAATTGTCCGCTAAGGCAAAGGAGTTAAGTGCATCATTACGTTTGGTTGCCGATTCTACGAAGGAAGCAGCCACATTCGGCGATAAGTTCGGCAGCATTGTTGAGCGTATGGGAATACGGTTCCTGGCTAATCTTTTAGTGTTCCAGGTAGCAATGGAATTGATAAGCGGTATTTCTGAAGCATTTAAAGAAATGGGGAAGGATCTCGAAGATGTGATGAAAAGCATGGACGAGTATAAGAAGTCTATGGATGAAATTGAAACCAGTTCACAGGGTGTAATTGAGACAAACAAGGCGCTTGCACTTTCTTTTCTCCAGACAGCTGCAGATATAAATGTTGCCTATGATACACGTATGGATGCTATCAGTAAATTACGTGAATCGTATCAAGGTTTATTTAAAGATTTATCTGACGAGCAGTTACTGGCCGGTGGTGCTACCGATGCTGAGGAAAAGCTAACAGCCACGCTGGAACGCAGGCAGAAGGTAGAAGAAGATAAGCAGCGTTTGCAGAAAACGGCAGTATCTCTGTCTGAGGCCCGACAGAGCCTCGATAAACTGACTAACGAAAGGCAAGGTCTGGAAGGTGAGGTGAATTCTGATAATGCATTATCTCTCATATCTGCTGTACAGGCTAACTATAAGCAAAAAGCTGAGGATATGCAACGATTCAATGTTATGCAGCTTCAGCGTCAGTTTGATGAAGCGAAGCAAGCGTATCTTGATGACACTAAAGCTAAAAATGAAGGTGATAATCCTAATCACGATGGTATAATTCAGGCTGATCTTGATGCCAAAGTAAAACATGCGAAGTATGTGTTATCCCAGACAAAGGAATTTTCAGAAGAAAATAAAAAGGCTGTCATCGATCTGAAAAATGCGGAAAAGGAATTATCAGAATACCTGGGTAAGGAGAAAGTTAAAAAGCCCAAGGGCGCAAAGGAGCCACACGATTATACAAGTGCCCAATTGGAAGCCCAGAAGCGCCTTACTGATCTAATAGAAAAAGAAGAGCAGGAGCGTTTAACGTTTGAGATGAATGCTCAAAAGGAAATATTCGACAATACGCAGCGATCACTCCAGCAGCGCCTGTCGGCTTATTCTGTCTACGCCCGGGATATGAAGCAAATCATCCAGCTTCAGAGCGATGCTCAAATAGCGGATGTACAGTCGAAGTTGAATAAAATTGCCAGTATTGAGCAGGCTGAGGCTAATAAGAATGCAGGTAAATACTACGATCATTCTTACTTCGACAAGTCAGGTACCATAAAGCCAGAGGAGGAGACTCTTCTGATCAATAAGGATGCACTCAGCAAGCAACTCGATGTTATCGTTGCTGAAACCAAGGTAAAGACACAGCAAGCTGAAAGCGCCATTAATAGGGATATTTCAGGCATCACTAGCTCCAGCATGAATAAGATGCTGGGTGATATCTCCGATGATGTAAGCAAAAGGATAGCTATAATTGAAGAAAAGGCAAATGCTGCCCGGCAGAAGGTATATGATGCGGGTGGCAGTGAGGCAAAACAGGATAAAGGCGTAGGTAAGATCAACGATCAGGAAGCCGTTGATAAAGACAACACAAACATTGCTGGTAATTCAAAAGAACAGCAGGCATTACAGGCAATGATTGATGAGGAAAGCAAGCAGGCTGCTCATAATACAGCAATGGAGCAGCTGGAGGCTGAACACCTTAAAAAACTTCAGGACCTTAAAAACAAAGCAATTACTCTTCAAACTCAACTGCAGACAGACCAGCACAAGCAGACGGAAGATAATGAGGCGGAAAATAAAAGGATAACAGAAACGCTCAAAAGCCAATCCGTTGAAGCATTTAGCGAAATAGGAAATTCATATCTGCAATTGCTGCAAGAAGAAAGCGCCATCAATCAAAAGCATACCCAGCAGCAACTTGACTGGACCAAGAAGCTGATGGATTCCCAAGCGCAGAGCAACCAGCAGAAGCAGGCTAATGACAAACAGTATTACCTGGCTCAGCAGCAGCTGGAGAAACAAAAGCTACTAGACCAGCGACATATTGCAGAGGAGCAGATGGGATTTGACTACGCAGTAGGTGTTATGAAGATATGGGCTGCTAATGCAGCAGATCCAATTGTCGCAGGATTGGAAACAGCTGGGCTTACTGCTGTGTATACCGCGAAGCTGGCTTTAATGAGTGCAGAAAAGTTCGAGCGCGGTGGTGTTCCTTCTTCTGGTGGCGTGTTTGGAGGTAATTCTCATTCAACTGGTGGTACTCCCTTCTTTTATAACGGCGGACGGTTTGAAGCAGAAGCTGGAGAGCTGGCCATCATCAATAAACGCTCTGCAGGGAGCAATCAAAACATGACCGTATCAGGAACGCCGAAACAGATAGCGTCAGCTATAAATGCGCACGGTGGTGGTTATGATTTTGCACCGGGCGCGCAAATGTATCGTTTCGAATATGGTGGATCTCTTGGTGCGCAGATAACTCCTCCGTCATTTGTTGCTGACTATTACAGCAGAGGATCATCGACATCAGGTGTAAGTGCCGGAGATATGAAAACTATGTTCGATGCGCTTATAAGTCACACATCTGCTGTAACCCAGTCTATCAATGATCGCATAGACCGGATCCAGGTCCATGTAAGTGCAAAGGCAGTGACGGATACCCAGAATAAAACAATTAAATCAGCTAAAGTCGGGAACATATAATATGGCACTATCAGAAAATAATTTAAAGAAACTGGATATAAGACTGCAGGAGCTTGCTAAGAGCAATTTTGACAGTTTTTGTCAAATGACCGGAGTGGATAAGATCCAGGCTTATGTGTGCTTGGAGAAATCTCGCGGAAGGACCGACGGGAGTATCGCGAACTCGCTCGGCATCACGCGGCAGGCAGTGAGTGCGCGCAATAAGAAATGCAAGTGTGAATAATGCCTTATGGATAGAGGTGCTCTCTTTTGAATTTTATTATAGCATCTTTATCCATCTGCATGTAGTGGGTGCCATCTACAGAAACAAAATATTTATCGCCTGTTGTTACTCTGCGCATGTATGGAAATGGAAATCCTTTAGGCGGCATGACTTGCATAGTATCGGAAATGATTGCTGCCTGGCGAAGGGAATCGTCCTTTTTCTCTTCCCTTCTGACTTTATCCCAATCAATATTATCTGTGTATTCTTTCTTTTCAGAGCAAGAGGTGACAAATAAAAGCACGATCAATAGTCCTTTTCTCATCCCGCAAATATACAAAACTGTCAAATAACTGATTGCCTGTAAAAATCAATTTGATATTAATTATATCAAAACGATATGATATTTACATCATGAAAGTTACAGTATTCAATTATTCAGTTATCAAAAACCAACAGGATGCAAGCATTCTGGACGTGTTCATTGATGGCGATATAGTGGATGCTTCAACTCAGGAGTTTTACAAAAATTGGTGGGGAGATGATACTTCAACCTCATTTAAGTCTTTCCGGGATCAGATACTTAACTCCGACGCAACCAGGATCAATGTAAACATTAACTCCGGTGGCGGGATGGTTGCCGACGCGCTTGCAATACACGATTTCATTAAGGAGCAGATAGCCAACGGCAAGAATATCCATACTTACGGGAAGGGCATCGTGGCCAGCGCCGCGACTTACCCACTTCTGGCTGGTGGTGACAATTGCCATATCAGCGAGAACTGCTTTTTCATGATACACAACGTATCTGGTAGCGTAAGCGGAACGGTTGACGAAGTAGAAGCCGGCGCCAAGATGATGCGCAAGTTCAACGACTGCGCCCGTGACTTATATGCATCTTATTTCAACAAGCCGAAGGAAACAATATCCAACTGGATGAATGCTGAGACCTGGTGGACAGGTACTGATATGAAGAATAATGGCTTCATTAAGAATACAGCTCCAGCGGCTAATGTGCTTACCAATGCGATTCCTAAAGAGAAGTGGCTGTTTACCAATACAACAGTTCTCAATACGATAAACAATTCAATTTCAGCTCCACAGCAAAAAGAAAAAGGTATGAAAAAAAATAAGATCATCAACGCGATCAGTGAAGCTTTCAAAAAGCTCAACATCAACAATGATGCAGCATTATCAACCATCAAGGTCGGTGAATTCCGCGAAGCTCTTACCAACTCACTGGCTGCTGAGGAAGATGAAGACGTAACGACCGAAGTAACCAACGCGCTTAAGGGTGACATTTTCCAAGGCATTGTGAACACGGCCGTAGATAAACGCCTAGAAACAATACCGGCAAATTTCACCGAAGCGATCACCAACGCTACAAAGGATGTGGCTACTAAGACCGACCTGGATAAACTGACAAATGATGTTGCCGAAAAACTCGGTACGCCACGCAACAAAAGGCTTAAGAACGGTACAGTTGAAAATGAGTCGCCAGAAGATGTGGTGGCAAATGCAGATGGCTGGAACCGCTAAGAACAAGTAACAATATTTTTTAATTATAAAAAGCTAAGCTATGCAAGCGATTAATAATTCCGGTCTACTCACCATTTGCAATGTCTGCGGCCTCACAGGTTTTGCGCCGGCAATTGGATATGTATATGATCCAACAGGTGAAACCATCACGATAACAGACGCCAGCACATTCGGCGCGGGCGATGGGATGAAGATCGAGCACCTGTACGTAACAGATGCGGATGGTAAAGTGATGTATGCATCTATCGGTGCTGCTGACGGATCGCATGAGTTCGACGTATCAGGCCTTAATCCGGTAGAGGGATTCACCATCAATGCCACAGTTGTTTCAAACAAACGTGCAATGGGTGATCTGAGTGCTTACCGCGTTGGAGCTGGTGCACCGACTACCGGTAACCTGGGCTATCTCAACAAAACTCAGCTTTCCTAACCACAATCGACCTAACAAACAATTTATAAAACTTTTAAATAAAAAACGATGGACGCTCCTGCAGTATTGCCCTTGTTAATGGATCCCGCGCTGTACTATGCGCTGATTTTACAGCCAACCTTCGCGGATATTACCCCGGAATTCAACGGCAGCTATGACAGCTTGCTTTCTGAATTCACGGTGATGCCTAACGTTGCGTTGGGCCTTGGCCAGCCGTTGGTCGATATCACCAATAATGTCGGCATCCTGCAGCGCAAAGATCGCAGCTGTAACACCAACTGGAAGACAGTGGGCGGTACGGCAAATCGTCGCATCTACGTGAGCGAACTTTATGGCGCTGTTAAAAACTGTGAAGAGCAGTTCTATGATGGCTGCTGGAAAGACTTCCGTGAGGCTAACGCCACCTTTAAGAACTTCATCGTGAAGTTCTTCGGGCAGGCAATATCTACTGACCTGGTGACGAATGCCTGGTTCGGTGATGTAGCCCGCGCTGATGATACCGCTTCCGGTGTTGGCTGGAGCTGGAATAAGTTCCAGGGCATCATCTCCCAGATAGCCAAATACATTACTGCAGGTACCATACCTGCTGGCCAGACATTCAGCGTGTCATATACCGGCGTAGGTGGGACAATGACACCGACCGATGCCTATAACAACCTGAAGAAGCTGTTCGAAAGCCGCTCCGCGCTTATGAAGGCAATGCCGGATATGAACCTCGGCATATACCTGGACTACAACTGGGCATATCAGTATGGTGAATACCTGAAGAGCCTTGGCAATAACACAATATTTGCTATCGACTACATACAGAACGGTGTTCCTGTTTTCCGTTACAACGGTGTACCAATATTCGTGATGAACTTGTGGAACCCGATCCTTAACGCCCTGAACGGAGGTACAGATGCGAACATGGGTATCATGACGATACGCAGAAACTTCGTATTCGGTACGAATAAGAAATACGGAAGTGGCCCGGACCTGGACAGCCAGCAGGCGCTTCGCGTATGGTACGATGAGCATGATGAGGTATGGAAGTACAAGATGCACCTGGCAGGCGGTACTGAGATCATCTCTCCACAGAACATCGTATTCGCGATCACCAACAGCGCAATGGAATAATCCCTGCAGCTGACAGACACAAACCAATTCATTACCCGATAAAATAGTAAAATGAAAAAGCTCCTTTTCCTGGTCACGTTGATGACCATCTTACTGCCAAAGCCAGAGTGCCAGGCGCAGAAGTATTTCAAAGTGACCGGTAACCCTACCTATACTACGAAAGATACGGTTACGGATGCTGGTGCCGATACCTTTTATGTGAATATGCTTTCCTTCAGGAACAGCGTTTCTTTTCAGGTGAACGTCACGAACATGACCGGGGATGTGTCAACAAGTACGGTGCTTATTCAGGCGAGTATAGATCAGGTGAACTTCTTCACCATTGATACCATTACTCTGGTAAATACCACAAACGTTCAGTCGTATTCCTATTTAGTTAATGAAGGCTATGGCAATCCCTTCCAGACGTACCGGGTAGTATTTATTGGTGACGGCACACAAACAAGTAGCTGGCAGTCTTTCTTACTATACCGGTAATACAATCGTTTCTAAAGCAACAAAAGCACTCATGAAGAAGCTATTATTTTTACTCTGTTTATCCTTTGCTTGTGTGGGTTCCAATGCCCAGACAAGCGACTTTACGGCCGGTAGCAATCCGTTCTACACGCCATTAGATACTGTAAAAACGCTCGTAGGCGTAGGCGCAACATCACTATATAGCGGTGGCGTACTTTATAATGTAGCTGACCAGTTTACTATAAACGGAGGCCTGCATCCTGCTATCTGTACTGTCACAGGATTGAGAGTAAGCACATCAGGAACAGGGTTAACAGTTACCACTGTAATTGGTGGCTCAGGTGCCGTTACGTCAATTTCAGGAATGCCTAATCACGGTAGCGGTTATGCAGTTGGTGATTTTGTAAAAATTGTCGGTGGCGGAAACAATGCATATATGCAAATTACTGTTGTGGGGGTGGGTGGTTCTGTTACTGCCGCTTTAGTAATTATAAATGGAACCGGATATTCGGCCGGAACCGCAACTACAACTTCTACAATGACGGTGTCAACGTATACCTTGACTGAGCCGGGATATGGATATACAATCGGAACTATACGGCCTACGACAGCCATCACCGGTTCCGGGAAGGGATTGAGAGTAAACATCCTTACTTTAGATAGTTATGGTAATAGCCCTGATACGATGTATGCTCCGGTTAATCCATATCGCAATAGTGTAGGGTTTCAAATAAACTATACAGGTGTAGCCGATACCGGAACAGCTGTTGTAACGATCCAGGGAAGCTTACAGCCAGGTATTGGAGGCCAGTTTACAACTATAGGTACTTATGCAGTTCATTTCAACAGTACGACCCAAAGCTTGTATTTGAACGCAAATCAGCAAGGAAACCAGTTCGCTAATTACAGATTAATATTCAACGTGCCGGTTAATAATGTCCGGTGTAGCATGCAGGCTTACGTACTACTTCGATAATGAAAACAATACTTACCATATTATGCGTTTTGTTTCTTTGCGCTGTTGTCCACGCGCAAAGAAATGATTTTGTGCGTGGTACTAATCCATTCTCAACTAGACCAAGATTAGCGCAGCCCACAGATACCGTTTATGCTTCTGTTAGTCCGTACCGGAATAGTGTGGCGTTCCAATTTAATTGCAGGAATGTGGATTTTACAGGGTCTTTTTCGCTTTCATTGTATGGCTCCGTGGACGGGAATAGCTTCGATCATATAAGCGATGCTATTACTGACGAGATATTCCCGCCGATGCTCATTCCCGTCGCATTATCAATATGTGCACCACCGGGAAACCCTTACACAACATACATGCTCATTATATCATCAATAACCTTTGTGCATTTTTCAACGATGTCGTATGTAGCACTCGTTTTAATCAGATAATTATTAAACTATTTATAACTTTTAAATTCTCATTTTATGTTAGCAGTTCAGGTTTCCGGATATACTAAACCATGTGTACCTAACACGGGCGGTATTAGCCGTGTATGGGTGTTCGATCCTGCGGATATGGATTACACTCAGGGAGCATCGCCCAACAATAGCTATACTGCTGTTGCGCTTATTGGTGGCGCAACGATTCTCGGCGGTTCTGGCTTCTTTGCTATAGGATTTGATTACCTGTCTGGACAGTACAAGGCACCTCAGTCTGTAAAAGGATCGTCTATAAAGTTCGCACACGAGCTTTCTCTGCACCTGCCGTCACTGGACAATGATCTGACCAACTTCATGTTAACGATGATGAACGCGCTTGCATGCGCATCACTCGGTTTCGTGATCGAGCAGAATAACGGCCACATCCTGGTAATAGGTGAGCAGAGCGTTAACGGTGAGACTATACCATTGTTCCGTATCCAGATGGATGGCACTTCTGTTGACAGTGGTAAAGCGTTCGATGATGAGAACGGAGCAACTGTAATGTTCAAGGGTGACTACAGCCGTCCGGCCTACGAATTTACCGGAGGCATTGACGCAATCATTGCATTACAGGGTACTCCTATTTTCTAACGGCCTTGAGCCACAATTGATACGCAGTCATGGAAGATTATAATAAGCTATTCGCAATAAATCCGGAGTTCCAAGAAACTGTAGTCGGTTTTAACAAGAGCGGTAAGCCGCTCGGCACACGCAAGGACCTGGATAAGCTGGCACTCATGGCCTACCATAACAAAGGCCTTGCAAAGTATTTCGTCAACCTGCCAACAAAAGAGCAGATCGCAGAATACCAGGCGCAGGAGTTCAATAAAAAGAATCCTGCAGCACCTGCAGAGCCGGTTACCAAAGTGACACCTGCAGCACCAGCAAAAGAAGTAACTCCAACACCATCTTCAGTAAACACAAACACTGAAGAAGTCAAATAATGAAATGGCACAATCTAACAGTAAAGAATCTACTAAGAGCCGCCCCGCTAAATCCGGGGCGGCTATTCAGTCCGATAGCAAATCTAAAGGTGCTATAGATAATTCTATTACGTTAGATGCCCAGAACCCACTCCCAATTGAATACAACAGCAACATCTTTGTTTCCCTAAAAGGGAAAAAGTATGTTCCCTTCCTGAATCCAAACGACAATTTTGCGCAGTTTCTAACTGAATTACGACTGCTGAGCCCAACTACAAACGTTTGTGTACAAAGCAAGGCTAAGTATTGCGCTGGCCATGGTATTACCTATGATGGTTATAAGAAGAATGATCCTTTCGCTTTATGGGCCGCATGCGTCAACAGAAAGCAGCAATCATTCAATAAGATATTAAAGCTCGCCTTTGCCGACCTGTTCAGTATTGGAAATGCTTACGTCCAAGTTATTCGAGGTAAGGTCGGCGGGAAGAAGTTCATTAAAGTGTATCTCCGGGATTATCTTGATTGCAGACTCTCCAGCCCGGATGAAGACGATATCTGCACCAGCGTATACGTATCAAAATACTTCCGGAAGCTCGGCATGTGGAATGTAAATATGATGAAAACCGAAGAGGTGCCTATTTACTCGCCCAACCTTATTGACAATACCTGGGCGGTAGATGACTTTGGCAACCAGCATACGATGTTTCATTTAAAAGTCGAGGCATCCGGATACGATTATTATGGCCTTCCTTCCAACGTTGGAAGCATGCCTGAGCAGAACCTGGAATACAAAGCTGCCCGGTATAACCTTGATCGGTTTCAGAACAACCTGACATTGGGAGGCCTTATTGTGGTTAAGGGAAACATGAGCGATGAGGAAGCGAAAAAGATCGGTAAGACTATCATTCATAAACATACCGGTGACGGTAAGCAAGGCCGTTGGTTGGTTATCTCCAGCGAAAGCGGCATCGCAGATGGCGTGCAGGTAGAGCCATTTGAAAAGGAAGAAGAGGGTAGCTTCATTGAAAGCGATACTCACAACGAGGAAAAGATCTACGTCGCCAACGAATGGAATAAGTTGCTTATCGGTGGAAGTGAGAAAAAAGGTATAGGGCAGGGGAACAGCGCTTACATACGCTCTGTGTTCGATATAGCTAATAATACTGTGATCATGCCGGCACAGGCCGATATGATGGAAAACTTTGTGATGCCTTTTATGCGGATCTATGACGACTGGATGGGCACAAACTTCAGCGACCTGGATATGAAGCTCGATACACTGCAGCCGGTATCATTCCTGGGCGATATTGATGTTAACGCAATAACTACCGTTGATGAGGGCCGAGCTATCATGAGCCAGCCAGCTCTTGGCGGCGAGGCAGGAAAGAAAATGATCAAGACAGCTCCGGCGCCATCTTCTAACGACCTAAATAATTCAGGAGATGTATAGGATAAACAGAAATAGCGCTCCTGTTCTGATCACTGTCGATGAGGTTGTCGCCAAAGGTATGGTTGATGAAAATGTCGACTACCGGTATATACTGAATAGTATCGAAGCTGCCGAGGGCCGTTTTATTGCTCCGTTACTTGGTGATGCTATGTACCAGGATATGGTAAATGAGAAAAATGTACTGGTTACAAGCATAAACCATGATGATCTCGTTGTTGCCATCAATGCATCGCTGGTAGCTGCCGGTAAGGATCCAATACTCGGAACCGATCTGCAGCTTGGCATGTGGGTAAATGCTATCGAGGAGTGCACAACGCAGAATTATATCGATCTGTGGAACTGGAAGCTCTGGAGGATCGTTACCGAGGCGGTACAGCTCATGATGATAGTTCCTTCGTGGACCAGGTCAACTGCTCAAGGTGAGCAGCAGAATAACCCTAAGACGATTGCCGGTAACGGTGAGGGAGCTGCTACTGCAGGCATGAAGGATATTCAATATAAAGTTGACCACATGGCACAGGCCCGGCTGTATCCACTTATGGCTGAGATGAAGAAGTGGATCTGTAACACCGGTGGATATACTTTGTTTGATTGCGGCTGTCTGAAGGATCATGATGGCATCAGTAAGCGCCAGGGAGGTATAATCCTCGACATCTATGAAGATCGCAACCAAAATGGTCCAGACATGTGGAATTTTCCTTTTGACGAATGGAGGCGTCCACATCATGACTAGCCTATTTAGTATCGTCGAAGGTTGGGGTAAGAGCGTCGGATTATTTGATGTATCTCCGGAAGAGCAGGCGTTGAGCGTTGAGCGCATGAATATATGTGCAGCATGCCCGGAGGCTAAAGAAAGTAAGATCCTTTTAATGCTCAACGGCGGGGTGCACGATGTAAAAGCCCTGTATTGTGGCCTTTGTAAATGCCCGGTAAATGAAAAGAGCCTGGCAGTTAAAGAAAGTTGTCCTATTGGAAAGTGGGAAAAATAAGTTCACTCAAAAACAAACATAAAGATGAAAAAGTTAGCTATTTTAATTCTGTTGGCCGCATCGGTGGCAACAACTGCGCAGGCGCAAAATGGTCCTGTTAATTATGATCCGATATCTGTCGGGCTACGCACTAAGGGGGCAGATACAGTGTACTCTCTCCTCACTCAAGCGTATGCGAAGACATTGTATACTCCCTTGGCGCTCTCTGCAGGGAATATTCAGACGATAACCAGGTCGCGGGATACTGTATCAGGTAAGTACCTGACGGTGTTAACCGCCTCCCGTAAGGATACCGTGAATCTATATAGGACGAAATATACAGCCGGGCAAGTGCTGAACATCTTATGTACTAATTCGGCAAACGACAGCACGGTGATCATACCCACGGCTGGTACCATAAACGGCGCGGCCACATACTGGTTTAATGGCACCTACAAAGCTGCATCGCTTTACTATGATGGAACCAATTACTTTATTCTAAACAAACAGTGATGTTAGCCAGGAACTACCATCCACACAGATATACCACTATGGAACAAGGCCCATTCCCTAAGTTCATGCTCGCAGCTGCTTATATTCTCAATATAGGGGTGTGGACACACCATTTCTCGATATGGCTGAAGGTCTTCTATGCTATTCTCGCCGGCATCGCGATGTTATTGGGACTGATCAACCAGTGGACCGTGTTCTACAAGACCTATCACACACAGTGGATCGTAGTAAAGATCGTTCACGTATTCCATTTAATTAAACCAAAGAGACATCGTAACCGTAAGCCAAAAACGCCGACAAAATGATCCAGATACAGAATTACCTGCCGCTAGTTTATAAAATCATTTTCCTCATCATATTTCTTGCCAAGTACAAGGATATAAAAGACTTCGTGATATCTATGCTTTCAGATGACAGTAAGGTCTCGAGCAAAAGGGTTATCGCCATCAGCGGGATGGCTACGTTCATATACTTGGTTATATATGTCACCAAGCATGACAAGCACCTGGACGCAAACATAATCATTGCCCTGGTTACTATCATACTCACTGCGGCAGCGATCGCAACTATGCCGCAACTAGTTCAACTGTTCTCTTACATAAAAGGAAAGGTCCCCGGCGGTGAACCTGCAGACGATCCTACTAAAATTACTACTACGACACAAACTGAAATACAGCCATGAATAAGTATCTCTTTATAGCATGCTGCGCGCTGCTGACAATAAGTATAATATCACTCAGGACCTGCCAGGCGGAAAAAAACGCACTGCAGGTTTCCTCCTTTAATGCCAAACACGCCAATGACAGCGTAAAATACTGGATAGATAAGTCTGGTATCGAGCACGCTCAGGCGCTGGAGATGGAAGGTAAATACGACGAGCTTGCCAATAGTTATGCCGGCGACATGGACGCCGCCGCAGGCCGATTGCAGATAAAGGATCGCCAGATCGATGGCCTCCAGAATGCAATTGCTAATGTCAAAGGTGGCTTTAGCGTTAAGGTGATCCATGATACTACTGCAGAAACATTTTATTATAGGGATAGTAGCATGCAGGAGACTGCAACTATAACAGATGACACAGCTCATGTAAGCTACGATGTTACCGTTCCTGTACATCTCACTCAGTATTGGCACCGGACCTGGCTGTTTGGCAAGAAGACGCACTTTGTCGACGGCTACAGCGAGAATCCCGATGTGCATATTACCAACCTGCAGAGCGTCCGGATTTTAAAAGAACCCGGCCGCTGGGGATTAGGTCCATACATCGGCGTATCGCTCAATGGCCCTTCCCTGGGAATAGCGCTTACTTATTCTTTAATCCGTTTTTAAAACACCATCAACTATGCAACATAGTATCCTGATTGCACTCGTAGCCTTCGTAATGGGCTGCATCCTTACTGCCAGATTTGCGCGTAAGGTTTCCGCCTTTACACAAGGCGAAGTATTGCTGATCACGCAGAGGATAGAAGCGATAAAATCCACTGACCTGCGGGCATACAACATCCTGATCGCAGAGTGGAAGGAATTCATTGCTAACAAGAAGGCAAAACTGGAAAAAGTATCCAGCGAGCTTACAACCATCATTAAGGAGGTGAAAACAATATGAGTCTGAAACAATTTTGTATCGATAGCCTGAATAACGCTAATGTAAAAGCCGGTCTTTTAACTATTCGTAAGTCAGAAGGAACAGATGCAGAAGATGGGTATAGCTATCTTTTTGGGAGCTACCCGCATAACAATATCCGGTTTAACGGATTTGATGACCATCCGCGCATACACAGGCCCTACGGTAATACTACCAGCTCCGCGGCGGGCGCTTACCAGATCATGCAGCCAACCTGGGACAACGATATTCAAAAGAAACTTCAGCTGCCGGACTTCTCTCCAAATAGCCAGGACATTGCTTGTGCTTACCTAATTTCAGAAAAGGATTGTCTGCCGAAGTTAATGGATGGCGATTTCGACACTTTTATCGATCACTGCAATAAGATATGGGCCAGCCTGCCCGGCAGCCCTTACGGACAGCCGGTGCACGATCTCGCCACCGTTAGGCAATGGTATATTGATGCTGGAGGTGAAATAGCAATTTAAAGAATGTGCGTATTTACATTTGGGCTGGCCTGTTCTCAGGCTGGCTTTTTTATTTCCAGGACCATGAGGCTATTTTTCGATTTCTTGATCAATTCATTTTCGCGACCCTTCTTTCCAACTGCGTAGACATTGTTTACCATGGCTGCCGAATGTTGGTTAAGCGTTGCAGCTACACCCGCGCCATATATAGCTTCCATCTTGTCGGTATTCAGGTGTTTCAATGAATACCAATCCGGCACATTCTCACCGTAGATCTTGCGGCCGTTATCGTCAACCCGGTTTTTCACCCATAACCTCCAGCGCCTGGTTATCTGTTCTCTTCTAATCACTGTGGGCCCGGGCATCAAACCTTCCGAAAAAAGATACTGCTCGCCATCAGTTGCCTCGGTATATACCTGTTCCCAGAAATGTATCACAGATGTTTTTATCGGTCGCTCAACCTCCCTGGCCTGCCGACCTTTCCAAACGGTATATTTGATCATCTGCCTTTTTAGATCTACGTCTTTTTTCTTTACCTCCAGTAATTCAGTGGTCCTGCTTCCGGAGTTCGCAAATATGTGAGCCATACGCCAAAATCTGAAATTATCAGCTCTCAACTGCGTATTGAGTAATAATATTTGATCATCCGAAAGGATAGTTCTCATCTTGTGCAGTTGCTTCTGCTTTGACAGATCCGCTACCGGGTTTGCATCGATTGTATCCAGTTCTACCAATTCTTTAAATATCATACGCAGATGGGCCCGGTAGTGATTGTAATTATTAGCAGACCACTTATCCTTTTTGTTTTTCCCTACCTGGGCAAGGATGAGTTTAATGTGCCGGCGCCGAACGTTCTTAATTTCGATATCGGAAAAGCGCAGCTGGTCGGACGCCGGTTTAAAATACTTCATTACCGATCTGATATTGATCTTTGTCTCAGCAGATGAATCCAGGCGCTCAAAAGCGGCCAGCATAGCCTTTATCATTGGCGTATCTGGAGAGATAATGTATTCTGTGTCGGTTAAGGTCTTATCTACTGGCGTTGTGGATGTTTCCGTGATTGGATTGTAATCATATTTGGTCAGCAGATCATTAATGTCGGCCAGGAGAACCTTGGTCGCGCCCTGACGTTCCTGAAGAGAATGATAGGAGTTCATTCCTTTGACGACCACTGCAAAGGGATATTTATCCGTCCCCTTAAAGGCTGGATCATAAAAACGGTAATGTATATACCATTGTTTTTTAATGGATGCGTTCTTCCGATCCCAGGTCTGGGGGTGAACTGCCGGCACACTGCAGGAGCAGCCGTTTGCTAACATTTTTTTCATCTGTAAGTCATTGTGTTGACGATTTTGTCAACTGTTAAACAATAACTACAGGTCTAAGGAAGTTTTTTAAAACCCCGGAATCCTTTGCTACCAAGGATTCCGGGGAGTGTGGTCCCACTCGGGTTTGAACCAAGGACCCCCTGATTATGAGTGACGAGCTTTTGAGGCTCACTCTCTAAACTCCTTTCCTGTAGCGGCTTTTGTCATTATGAAATTTCAGATAGGGGCTCACTACACTTTTTTCTGTCAACGTTTCCGTTATCTAAGCTTAGATTAGCTGTAATGCACTACTGGTAAAGCATTCATCCTACTTTTCGCTTTGGCTTTGCATCTCGCTTGTTAAGCTGTTTTTCAATCTCATTTAGCCGGTTCATCATGCTTCCCAAGTTGAATGCCTCATTGTGCTTTTTCATCTCTCCCTGATTAAGTAATATCCACGCCGGGTTGATATCATATTTCAGGCACATATCGCATATCATATCGACAGTTGCATATCTTTTGCCGGATTCAATAAGGGAAATGTTGGACTGGAACGTCCCTACAGAGACGGCGAAAACTGTTATCGTCATCTCTTCATCAAATAATATTTGTTTCATCGCCTGGAGGAACCGGTCTGTTACCCCAATCGAATGTTTTCTATCTGCTGGCATGGTGTGCTTTTACTTTTGTAAGTGTTTTTGTATATATCTCTGAAACGACTTTCTTCTGCACCTCGAATAGTTTATCTGCGCTCTCCCCCATGGCAGCATACTCAGCTTCATTCGGCCATCGTTTATAGAAACTGAAGTATGATATTTTATATGCCTCCCGCGCAAGTTCCAATATCGTGGTTTGGTTGTGCAGCACTTTATTGAGCATAGCATTATTCTCAACAATCATCTCCTCAAGGTATGCCGGATGTGGCAGGTGATCAGCGTCTATCATTTCTTATATTTTAACTCTGTCTTACTTGTTTAATAATTTATTCTTTTGAGCATCAAATTCATCTTGAGTTATGACCCCATCGTCCTTTAGCTTTTTCAATTTCAAAAGCTCGTCTGCGGTACTTAAAGGTGCTGTAGGCATATCATTACGTCTCTTTCTTAAATTTTCACACCCATTACAGGTAATTTCTCCGGCTCGTACAGCCGAGACAATATCGCATTCATAATTAGTTAGCGTGCCTCCTCCCAGCAAGAGATATGCTACATGTCCTCTGTTTTCGTTTCCTATAATTTTTATTTTTTTAATTCTCATTTTCAAGCCAGTAAAACTAACCGGCAAGCTGTTTGCTTCATTTGCTGCTCGTGAATTAGCGCCACTTGTGGAACTGAAATGAGTCCAGCTAGAGGAAGAAATTCGAATGTACTTAAAGCTGCCATCGTCGGTAGATCCTTCACCTACTTTTACATTGTGATCTACTATGAATTTTATATCATTTGTTAGCCAAAGTGTGTCATCATCATCTGAAATTTGGGGATAGCCACTCGGCAGGGTTTGAGTAAATCCTGGGCAAGAAAATAATAGCAGTAATGCCAAAAGTGTTTGTTTCATGTTTTTTATTTTTGTCTTGAATTATACACAGCCTTACTTATATGATATCTTATTTGCACGTAGTTGAAACTCCTGAAGTGTTATACTGCGTGCTGGCAATATAGCTATCAATTATAGCGGTAGATGCGCCGCAAATAGTAGTATCCTTTACTGGCTTCCAAATGTAATCTCCTCCGTAAGCTGTCCACACGGACGTAGTACATGTATAGCAGCTTGGAGTCGAGTTGCTGTCTTTTTTACATGATGCAAATATTGCAGCGATTATTGATAAAGAAAGTAATAGCTTTTTCATGATGTTTTTTTGTAAAGTTAGTAACCTCTAAGAACTCCTCTCACTTTAAACATTTTCAAAATCATTTTCTTTGGTATTGGAGAGGGACTAATACTATCGTTTCTGGGTACAAGTAGATAATTGTCCCGGTTGTCCGGATCAGCATTTATATACTTACATGTCTCCAGGCCGTTTGTCGATACAACGTAGTAAATGTCTCCATACACAACGAAAGTCCAGTCAAGTATCTCCTGACAAATAACGTAATCACCGTGCCTGATTTCACTGTGCATACTATCTCCGGTAATGATAGCGCCGAACTTACAGTCTTTAAAGCGCGGATCATGCAAATAGTATGATGGATGATGCACGCTATGGTCTCTATACGTTTCGACGAAAGAGGCTGTTACTGGCACATTGTACATCGGTACACCTTGCCAGTCTCCGTATGCTGCGGCATATTGTTCCGGCGTTAAGCGTGTATATGTATGTTTTCCTATAGTGATCACTTCTTTTGCGGTACTTTCCTTTACATCGATCCCGATCCCTTGGCTATTCTCCTCCTCGTTGTACTTTATTCCAAATATTTCTTCTTCTGTTGAAGATAAGGATTTAGATAACTCCTTTTTTACTTCACTATCAAGCTTGTCACTTTCGTAATAATTATAAAGTGTGCCTCTGGAGATATTCAATTTTTCAATAGCGGCTTTAACGCTATAACCCTTATCCCACAAGGCTTTATATAGTTTCAGGCCATCTCCTGTATAATCATTTTTTTTAGCCATATAAATTCCACTTAAAAATATCTGTACTTTTTTCTACTTTATTTTGGACTATTGGAATAAAGTACATTATATTTGTAATCACAAACATAAAGTTAACCAAATATAAAAAATAAATGGAACAAACTAACAGCAGGCCTAGACCACGCAGAAGTATGGATATAGAGCCAGAACTGATGAAGGCATTTGAAAAGAAGGTTAAGTCTTTTCCAACAAAATATGATGCTGCTTTATTCTTTGGTTTTAGCCAGGTGACACTCGACAATGTTTTGCTCCGGAAAACCGGGAAAGAAAGNACGGTTACGACCATTCGTGAGAAAATTAGTTCAGCAGCATAAGCGCAAATCGTGAGCCACATATATGCCAAACTTTAAAACCAAAATTCATTTTAACAACGGCCGCTGGTTCGACATCTATTTACTCACGCTCGCGATTATTAGCTACATCGGCATTCTTTCAACATTATTCTTTTAACAAAATGCAGATCACAGATCAAGAATTCATAAACGAACTATTAAGCATCGAGGCTATGGCCGAGTTGATTAAACAACGCGCTACAGGTTTAAGGAAGAGGATGCAATCTGAAAAGGTTGCATCCCCCCAACAGGGGCTTTCTCCAGATCAGACCGCTGCATTGGTTGGAAACTTCAGGGCTAAGATCTTAAAAAGGCAAAATAAAAAAGCAGCTGGTGGAACAGCTGCCTGATTTCTTAACACTTAAATGCTCAAATGTTATGCACAAAGGTAACAATGATTACGCAACTTCAAAAATCGTGGTTGATTTCTACAACCCGCAAAAAGACGGCAGGTTTGTTTGTTCCTGCTTCACTCCCGGAGCGTCTACACAGATAGAGCCCGACTACCTCGTTAAGACCGTAACATTTGCCGAGCTGAAAGATCTGCTGGCCGATGATTCAGGAAGAGTATTTGTCAGCACTACACACGAGGAAGGACACTTTCTCTCGTTCGCTCAGTACCTGGACACGCTCGATGCAGACAGCATAATGGAATACTGTCAGCTCGTCATCAATAAGCGAGAAAGCCGCAATCACCTCTTCTTTCAGTCCGAATCACTTAAAACTGCATAGCCATGGTACACTTCATCTGTAGGCATCCTGTCCAATCGGGAAGCGCCGTGTTCCTGGTCATACTGTTCATCATTTATCTGATCTGCAATGAAAAAGACAAGAAGACAGTATAAGCACGAACTCCTCATAACATTTCTTCAAAATATCAAAGACGTCCAAAATGGAATACACACAATACCTGAAAAACAAGATTGCCGAGTTCAGCGCGACACATGCCCGACTCGAGGAAGAAAAGACCAGCCATACGGACAGCGATCTGCTGATGGCGTACAGCTCACAGGCGGCTTCTGTATGGGACCTGAAATGTGAAATGGAAAAAGCACTGCTTCAGTTTGAGGCCTCAAACTCTCAGAAGATGGTACACCTTCTTGTTGATGCCACAAATGAGCTGCTTTTCATAGTTCGCAACAATGATAATCTTAACCATACCGGCCAGTTCTCCAGGATCATGAATGAATCCCGGGAAGCTGTTGAAGGGGCATACAAAAACGGATTTCTCAATCATGGATAAGATCGAAGAATACCGTAAGTACCAAGCGGCGGGAGGCAGCACCAGGTATCAATACTGGCTGGAAAACATCGCGGCAGAGATAGAAACCGATTGCCTTTACACTGCAATGGTCGAAGAAAGTAAAAAATTTAACTCTCAATAATTTAAAAAATGGAAACTCAAATACAGGAAGGTGGCATATTAGCGATAAAAAAGTTCCTCACCTCAGAAGGTGTCACTGCCAAGTTCCAGGAATTGCTTGGCAAGAAATCAGCCGGATTTATTACAAGTGTAATGCAGCTTTGCAATCAAAGCAAAAACCTTGCTAACTGCAATCCGGCACAGGTATACCAGGCGGCGGCAATGGCCGCAATGCTTGACCTGCCGCTTAATCCGAATTTAGGCTTTGCCTATATCATCCCTTATAACGAAACCCAAACTAATGATAAGGGCCAAACAATCCAGGTACCTGTTCCTCAGTTTCAAATGGGGTACCGTGGCTTCATCCAGCTTGCGCAACGCAGCGGCCAGTTTCAGACGATCAACGTTACAGATGTTCGGGAAGGTGAGATTAAGTCACAGAACCGCATGACCGGCGATATCGTTTTTGAATGGACTGACGAAGGTCGCGAGGAAAAGAAGATCATTGGCTTTGTTGGCTACTTCCGTTTGATAAACGGTTTTGAGAAGGTTGTTTATCGCACTGTGGGTGAGCTGAATGCACACGGTAAAAAATATAGTAAGACATACAGCAAGTCAAGCAGCAAATGGAAGACTGATTTTGAGGCTATGTCTCAAAAGACGCTTATCAAGCTGATGCTTTCCAAGTATGCTCCTCTTTCGATAGAAATGCAAACTGCAACGCTTGCTGACCAGGCTGTGATCAATAAGATCGAAGGCGGTATTGAAACAGCAGAATTCTCTTATATAGATAACGAAGAGGGAATGAACGAAGTCGACGAGATCCTGCTGGAAGATATTCAAACACTTTTCGACCTCAAGAAACATGCATTAACCGCGGATGAGATCACCAACGCTGAGCGCATACTCAAAAACAAAGAGGAAAACTCCTACGGTAAACTTCAAAAAATGCTCCAGAGCAAATAAAAAAGCAGGTGCTACGAACACCTGCCTCCACTATAACAATTGAAAAACCAAAGTTATGAGCAAAATCAAAAGAATACAAATCACCAATTTCAAGGCGATAGACGCTCTTGAGGCCGACTTCAACGGGTGCACGGCTATTATCACCGGCGGTAACAATCGCGGTAAGACCTCTTTCCTGCGCGGCATCCCTGACCGTATCCGCGGCATACGTCCGGAGCTGATCACCAAGCAGGGCGAGCAGGAGGGAAACGGCATGCTAGTGTTGACTACTGGAGAGCGCTTCGAGTGGGATTTTAACGACACTGGAAAAGACAGTCTGAAATTCTTTACCAAGGATGGCTATAAATCTGCTGTCACAAAGGAAATAGTACAGAAGTTCTTCCCGGCCGTGTTTGATATCGACAAGTTCCTGCTGAGCAGCCCGAAGGAACAGGCGAAGCAGCTGCAGAAGATAATTGGTATTGATTTTACTGAGATCGATGCCAGGTACAAGGCCGCTTATGATGCCCGTACCGAAAAGAACAAGGAAAGCGAAAGGTGCCAGTCAAAGCTGAACACCTTGTCCGAGGTGCCGGAGACTGCTCCAGTTGACCTTACTGACCTGCAGACTAAAAAACAAGCTGAGCGCGATCGTCTCAATAATCTTTATACTCAGAATAAGGAGCATAACGAGAAGCTGCGTAAGGACTGGAACAAAGCAAACCAGGATATCACTGATGCTGAAAACGAGCGTATTAATCGGCTCTACACAGATAATAAATTAGCCAACGACCGAGCTCGCAATAACTGGCTGGAAGCGAAGCACAATGTTGACATTGAAGTTAAGGCTGCCAATGATGAAAGTAACCGCCGCGCAGAGATAGCAAATGCTTGCATAGACAGTCTTTCCGTCCTGTGCAAACACGGTTATACGGGCAGTGAGGTTAAAGAATTCATTGATGAAATCAGTGTTGGTATTCTGACAGAAGATAAGATACCGGTATATCCCGCTGAGCCGAAGTACCTGCAGGAGAAGTTCGATCCGGAATACAATCTCGTTCCGGAGCCGACCTACATACAGGAAATGCCCGATGCGGGCACACTGGATGCCATCGACAAGCAGATCCTCGAGGCCTCCGAAAATAATGCCAAGGCGCAGGCATATAAGCAATACCTGGATCAGGTCACAATTACAAATGCTGCAAAGTCGGCTGCTTTCGATGCCGATGTGCTCGTTAAGGCCGTCGAAGATGAAAGGAATCAACTTATTGAGACAGCGAACTTCCCTAAGGGAATAGCGATCACCTCTGATGGAATTACCGTTGACGGGTTCCCGATGGACCGCAATCAGATAAGCACATCAAAACTGTATTGCACAGCGCTCCGGATCGCGTCTATGAACCTGGGTGAAGTTAAGACGCTTCACTTTGACGCTTCCTTCCTTGACCGTAACAGCCTCTCAGAGATAGAAGCGTGGGCAACTGAAAACGAGCTGCAGCTGCTTATAGAGCGCCCAGACTTCGATGGTGGTGAAATTAAATACGAACTCTTAGAAAACTAACTTATGATAAACAACGTACAAAGGGTTGGCAACTTCACCTCATCTGAAATAGTTGCATTAATGTCTTCTGATAAAAGCGGCAAGGGCTTTGGTGCACCGGCGCTGACATATATATCCGAGACGAACATGGAGCGCTTACTAGGACGTTCACTGACAGATGAAGTATCATCAAGGCCTATGAGCTGGGGTACACTCCTTGAGGAGCGCGTTTTCGATCTGCTTGGCCTTAACTATACATATTCATCCAAGGTGACAGATGTTCATCCGGAGATATCTTATTGGGCAGGAAGCAAGGACGGGACGAATGAAGAAGGCGAAAAGGCCGTCATAGACATTAAATGTCCCATTACCCTTAAATCTTTCGTAGGTCTGGTTCTTCCTCTTTACCTGGGCTACGAAGGTATTCAGGCCATGAATTGTATCCGTAATGGCTTTGAGGAAAATGGCGTTCAGTACGCGAAGCATAAAGATGGCCAGAAATACTACTGGCAGATCGTTTCCAATGCCTGCATAAATGATATGAAGTATGGAGAGCTGGTCGTGTATATGCCATATCAGAGCGAGCTACTGGAGATCAGGAAACTTGCAGATGGCAACTCTGCTCTGTACTGGTTAAACTTCGCCACCGAGGATGAGATACCCTACATCAAGGACTGTGGATATTTCAAGAACGTCAACATCATCCGCTTTGAAATTCCAGAGACCGATAAGATCCTTTTGAAGGAGGCTGTGCTCAAGGCTGGTAAAATGCTCATCAAAAATGCAAAATGAATACATACTCCTTTCCGACCAGATCAGTTGCTTCCGAAACAAAAAGGATAAGCAGGTGATGTACGGCCGGAAAGGAGAAAAGGTAAAAGAGATATCCGACTGCAACAATGTTATGGTGGTAGAAGGTAAAAACGGAGATCGCTTCCCGGTTGAAAAAATTTTTCTTCAAAGTATAAAATCTAACAAATGAAAAAGCCACTTAACAGAACTACAGTTGACCGACAGGTCTCAGAAATGTGGGATAACATTCACCACATGTCAGACGAAGATAACGGCAAGGAAGATGCCATGCAGCATGCAATCAAGACACAGGCTTCGCTTTATAAGCAGCTTGATATCCAGGATAAGGTATTTGAAGTGCTTTGGCCCGCTGTCCATGCCATTAATCCAGATAATCCGATGGTTGCAGCTCTCTCTATCTCAGCGAATGCCGAACGGTTAATTCCTGTCCTGAAGTCGTACCAAATGCAAGAAGCCTAATTATTATTCATCTTAAAATTTATTTACGTGAAAATCACAAAAGCAAAACTTGTTAAAGGTACTTTTCTGAAAGTATCTTTTTCGGACGGGAATGCGGAAATCGAGAAGACATATCCGCACACTGAGGCTCCCCCCCGCTTATTAAAAGCGTTCTTCGCTCTAAACAGCCACCTGTGTAATCTCACAGAACAATATGACAGCCAGGGCGTACCGGACTTTGACAATATCGCCTGCCGTGGGTACTCCACCAAGGGCGATGATGAAAAGGAAGGTATTGTGCTCACCGGTGTGCGTTCGCTGTCTTCCGGTAAGGTGATTGTACTGAACAGCCCGTTCTCCACTTTAGATATCACAGACAGTGAGTATCCTTTGATAAAGGTGCTCGTTGAGGAGCTTGACAGGTGCCGGGATGAGATTGAATCCTTTATGGACAATAACAAGTCTCAGGATGAGATCCAGGGCCGGTTGTTCAATACTCCGGACGAGAACTTCATCCTGAAAAGTACCCCCGGAGAGAAAACGGGAACCGAGCTCACTGCAGATGCCCTGAACGGCAAAGAGGTGGATGTGACCCATCTGTACACAAAGAAGGAACAGGATAAGATGGACGAGGAGATGCCGCTGACTCAGGAGATGATCCAGGTGAACAATGCTCGGAACAAGCGCAAGCCGAAAGAAGATAAATAACACAGGATTTCTTAACCAAACATAAATGTTCAATTATGGCAAAAGCTACAGCCACCAAGTCCGAAAAAAAAGACAGCAAAAAGCAGTCGGGTACGCATGTTACCCACATCGATGTCGGAGACATACCTCAGTATGCAATGGACTCCGGTATCATTAATATAGATCTGGACAGCGTTATTCCTGATCCCAACCAGCCGCGCAAGTTCTTCAATGAACAGGATCTTCACGAGTTGGCGCAGTCGATAATACAAGTAGGTGTTATAGAGCCGGTACTCGTCAGGCCTGTTGATGGTGATCAGTATATGATAGTATT